GTGATCTGCTCTATAGCTAGATTTATGATTAGGATCACCTGAGAGATATTCAATTGGCTTAAAGGCACCACCTTCCACTCCTGCAGGTGAGCCGGAGGTGAGATCCAGTAGGGCCGTATTTCGTGATTTATTAAGTATTGCTAGCTCATCACTTGAGGCATTCTTCAGGCCAATCCATCTGCTATTACCATGAGCTTTATGGAACTTCTGGAACATAAGATCCTGGTTAGCTTCACTGAATAAATCAGTATCCTTCAATCCAGCCATAGTAGCTGCTTCTCCGAAGCTACCGGTGTTATGTGTAAATTGATATCTTCCGGTTGCGTGAATTTTACCTTCTGCTCCTAACTTCTTCAGCTGACCAATACTCATTCCAGTCAAGGGAGATCCAAGGATTTTAGTTCCTGCACCTGAGCCGTGTGCAGTATGGCCTCCATCACTACCTCCCTGGTTCATAGCATCATATCCCCAAGGGCCTGATTCGTATTTAGCGACAATATCCATCCCAGCTCTATGGTCAGACGTGAAGCGACTGCCGCTGGTATTGGGCTTATCGCCTACTGTAGGCGCATCAGGCTTTTCCTTATCTGCTCCAATCCCACTTCGTATTCCCTCCTCTTCGGTCCTCAACCGTGCAGATCTTTCTGTGAGTTCTGCAATACGATCACTGTAGTCAATACCGTCTGAAGGTAAGGTACGTTTACGTTTTTTGAAACCTCCTCCCGCTGCATAGACCCCAAGACCTAAGGCCTGAGATGCTGCTGCTGAAACTCTACCAGCTTTACGTTGACTATTAACAGATTTCTTATATTCATTCTGCATCTCCTGGAGTTTGATTTTAGTATTAGCTTTATTTGCAGCTTGATGGACATCATCCATTGCATTAATAGATGCAGTAGCGACCATTTTACCAGCATCTATCGCGCTTTTACGTGCGTAAGCTTCTGCCTCGATCCCTGCTTCCGCAATGTCACCATACTTAGGCGCATTACTGCGGATTGTTCCGTATATGGAAGCGTTGGCTTGATTAGAGGCATGAAGGGCAGCTGTGTACGGCATATAAATAAATAAGAGACTATCTTTCTTTATTTTATAGAATAGAAATAACAAGTGCTTCAATTAATAGAAATGCCAAACAATAACAAAGATGTAAATCCAGGAGTTTTTGATTTTGGGGCAATCATGGATAAATTCTATGGTTGGAATCCTAAAGACCCTGCTTCTGTAGCCATTAAGCAAGCGTTTACTGCAAACATGGCGCAGACAGGGTTTGATTCCGAAGTGTCATTGACTGAGGCGTTCACTAATGCTGGCATTGGAATGGCCCAGATGACTCATGCAAGTGAGTTAGATCTTGCGAATCAGTTGGATGTAATTAATAAGAACTTCAAGAAAGATATGAAGCAGATGGAGGCTGAATATAATTATCAAGATCAATTTGGAGAGAATGAAAGTGATCGAGCAAAAGATGAAGCAACGCATCAAGGAAAAATCGATAGAAAATTGTCTAGTCAAGAGGCAGCCCAGCTTAGGAAATTACAAAATAAGAAGCAAGCGGGTGAGCGGCAACTTTCAAAACAGGAAGCTCAGCAGTTAGAAGATCTTCAGAAACAGCAACAAGACCATGAAGCTGCTGAATCCACTAAAGAAGATGAAGCAGAAAGTGCTCTGTCAGCTCAGGAAGCACAGCAGTTATCAGACCTTGAAGATAAGAAAGCTGAGGATGCTAGTCAACTTTCAGCTCAGGAAGCTCAGCAGTTAGAAGATCTTCAGACAAAGAAACAAGAGCATGAAGCTGCTGAATCCACTAAAGAAGATTTAGCAGAAAGTGCTCTGTCAGCACAGGAAGCACAGCAGTTAGCAGACCTTGAAGATAAGAAAGCTGAGGATGCTAGTCAACTTTCAGCTCAGGAAGCTCAGCAGTTAGAAGATCTTCAGAAACAGCAACAAGACCATGAAGCTGCTGAATCCACTAAAGAAGATGAAGCAGAAAGTGCTCTGTCAGCTCAGGAAGCACAGCAGTTAGCAGACCTCACAGATAAGAAAGCGGAAGATGCTAGTCAACTTTCAGCTCAGGAAGCTCAGCAGTTAGAAGATCTTCAGAAACAGCAACAAGACCATGAAGCAGCTATTTCAGCTCAAGAAGCTACACAAACAAGTGAACTATCAGCACAGGAAGCTCAGCAGTTAGAAGACTTAGAAGATAAGAAGGCAGAGAATGCAGAATCTCTATCAGCTCAGGAAGCTCAGCAGCTAAAAGATCTTCAGAAACAGCAACAAGACCATGAAGCAGCTATTTCAGCTCAAGAAGCTACACAGGTAAGTGAACTATCAGCACAGGAAGCACAGCAGTTAGAAGACTTAGAAGATAAGAAGGCAGAGAATGCAGAATCTCTATCAGCTCAGGAAGCTCAGCAGTTAGAAGATCTTACGATTAAGAAGGGCGAAATAGAATCGGATTTATCTGCACAAGAACATGGTCAGGAGATGGAAACGATAACTGAGCAAGCTACAAATACAGCAGCACTCTCAGCACAGGAAGCGCAACAACTAAAGGACTTAGAAGATAAGAAGTCTGAGAATGCAGAATCTCTATCAGCTCAGGAAGCTCAGCAGCTAAAAGATCTTCAGAAACAGCAACAAGAGCATGAAGCAACTCTTTCTGGTCAAGAGCATACGCAGACGATGGAACAGAATAGTCAACAGAATGCTGCTGCACTTGATGAAATAGAAGCAAAAGGTGAGACTGAAAGTACTTTACAATCCGAAGCTGCTACACAAACAAGTGAGCTATCAACACAGGAAGCGCAGCAGTTATCAGACCTTACAGATAAGCAGGCAGAGAATGCAGAATCTCTATCAGCTCAGGAAGCTCAGCAGCTAAAAGATCTTCAGAAACAGCAACAAGAGCATGAATCAACTCTTTCTGGCCAGGAAGCTGGACAGACAAGTGACCTCTCCAAGCAAGAAGCTGGACAGACATCAGACCTCTCTAGCCAGGAAGCTGGACAGACAAGTGACCTCTCCAAGCAAGAAGCTGGGCAAGTAGCAGCACTGTCTAAACAAGAATCTGAGCAGACGAAGGAACGGATGACACATGAAACTAAGCAGAAACAATCCGAACGAGCCGACCAGCATACGTATTCCGCTAATCAGTCAAGAGGTTTCTAATGACTACTAAGACAAAGACGGCAACTGGTAAAATCTATCTCACTTATGTAGATCAGTGGCTGGATACACTACCTGCTGCTGATTCTGAGGACTTCAGGGAATTTGCTGATATTACACCATCTGTTATTGAAATTTGGGTGTATGCAGGAATTCTGAAGTATCCGGGAACATTCAACGATTTGAGTCGTTGGGTGAAAATGAAGTATAAGAAGCTTAATAGGCGTGAGATACTTAACTCAGAGATTGCTGCACTCCATAGTGATGTCCAGGACCTCAGGATGGCTATTAATAGTGGCGAGATTAAGGGCAATGATGGCGCTGCTCGTTTGGCTTCTCTTGAGAAAGAATTACGCTCTCACATTGAAACAAGCGAGAGAATGAACCGTACAACAGATAAGCGTGGGTTGATCCTTGCCGGTGCTGATCGTGTGATGCGTGAACTCACAACGATATTCAAAGATGATCCTCAGTTTTCTGAGCCAATAGAGAATGCAATGAACGCTATTTGGGCAAAACTTTATAGTGAGGTAAGCTCTAACTAATGACTTACGGCGTTCCGATAGATGTACCTATCATACTGGAAGAACCAGTCGAGGTAAGTGTACATAGGCCTGAATTAGAGGAGTTACCTCGGATGGCAGCGACTTCCACACAGGCTATTAGGCTAAGAGATACTCTGTTAAAACGGTTGCCATCAGTGGCTAATTTGGATGCAGTTGAGCTTTCATTAAATAGCTCACGTGCTGTAGAATTCGCTCAGCTGATGATGAATATTGCTGAAGCTCATAGGGTCACCAGAAGCCAGAATCATTTAAGCGACTTGATTGCTAGGAGAGATAATCGTGAAATTGACAGATGGTTGCGGTTACAAGAAGCAGATAGAATTCGTCAGGCTCGTATACTGCAGGCTAGAACAGTACAAGCAGAGAAGCGTGCAGTGAGAAGGTTTGCTAGGGAAATATTAGGCATTGGACCCGATATATGGAAGTAGGGCAGTTAGACTAAAGTAAATAGAAGAAATTTATGTCAGTACCTAGTATTGCTTTAGCTTACAGGCGCAGTGCTTTAATGAATGCGACTAAGGTCACTTCAAAGCCACCTTCTGAAGAAGTCCTTAGAGCAAGAGATGACTTCAAGGATTTCTGTAAGGCAATGGGTAAGCCTCCAGCAAAGCATATGATGGAGTGGCATAGGCAGTTATGCACGGGAGTAGATAGTGAATGTCTAATAGGAATTGGAGGACCGAATACATCAATCCTGGCGCCGCGTGGATCTGCGAAAAGTACTGTCCTTGGTTTGTATGCAGCTTGGATGATTGGCCGACATGCTGCTGCAAAGAAAATGCTGCGGATTCTCTATATTGCTTATATGGTAGATATCAGTCGTGCAAAGTCCGCGACAATCAAAGGAATCCTCACTAGTTCTAAGTATAGGGAGATATTCCCAATGGTACGGCTATCAAAAATACGACGGTCCGACGAATACTGGAGTATTGATTATGAGTTTGCAGGAATTGATACAGCAGGTGAAGAAGCGTTTACCATTGCGTGTGGCGGTCTCAAGGGAGCTATCACCTCTAAACGTTCGCAATTGGTGCTTATTGATGACCCTATTAAATCCGCTGCATCCATTAACAACCCAGACATTAGAAGGGAGATGGAACAGACGTGGTCTAATGTCATTGCACCTACTATGTTCCAAGGAGCACGAGCTATCTGTTTGGGAACTCGATTCCACTTTGATGATATCCACGCAACGTTATTTATTCCCAAAAACAACTGGAAACAGATTGTGCAAAAAGCAGTAATAACAGATGAGAACGGAAGACAGCGATCTTATTGGCCTGACTTCTGGTCTATGAAGTATCTAAATGAACGCAAGCAGGAAGATAGAGTAGCATTTGCATATCAGTACCTAAATACCGCTGTTCAGACAAGAGATGTCGGAATATCACCTGATTTAATTGTCAGAGGTGAAGTTCCCGATGATTATGATTGTATTGGTGTGGGGATTGATCTTAGTGCTGGATTAAGTGAAAAGAATGACTGGACAGTCTTCACATTAGCTGGAATCAAGGGTAAAAAGATATATTTGATTGATCAAAGGCGTCAAAGGTCTATGGGGAATATAGAGAAGATGGATATCCTCTGTGAGATGCTATCGGACTGGAATATACTTGCAGAAAACGATGCAGGAGACTATTTTCCAACACTGTGCCCTTGTATTATTTGGCCAGAAGCTGTTGCTTATCAGACGTCCTTTGAAGGTGATTTCAAGCGTATAATGTTCGATCAGCGTGCTTTGTACAATTTACACTGCTCTCCTGTCAAGGGTTTCAAGGGAGATAAGTTAGCAAGGCTTAGGGGCGTGCTTGGGTTATATGAAAACCGTAGAGTAGTTTGGAATAAGTGGCGTAAGTGGGATGTACTAGAAGAGGAATTACTGAATTTCGGCCATGCATCACATGATGATGCTGTGGATTCTATGGTATTAACGATGGGAGGTCTATTAAGGCGTGGTTCACTTCAGTGTGAATACAGTCAAGACCCAGCAAGTATTTAATTTGTTTTGAAATTAGTTTAAAATATAAGAATATATTAAATAGTAAATTTCATCATGACGACTTACAACAGTGGAATGTGGAGTAATTTATCTAAAGAAGAGCAGGAGAGCCGAAAACTCCGTGATGCTAATCCTCAGGGTGAAGCAGACTTTAATGCGTCTGTAGGTCGAGCAGAGCGTCAAACAAAAAGAAAAGACCAGCAGGGATGGCTTAATGATTGGATGAGTGATTATGGCCCGTCAGCTGGTGGTAAATTTAATAGTTTTCATCAGCAGGCATTAGAGGCGCATGCAGGAATCCCGCATCTCAGTCACCCTAGTATGGAAAATTTCAATTTTGGTAATGAGAAAGGAGTAAAGTTTACACAAAGAGCGCTTGACTCAGTTAATGCAAACCCAGGTAAACATATTAAAAAGCAGTGGGAAGATAGCGACTATGGTTTTTGGGATCCAAGCAAGGAGTATTCAGATCCGCAGATTTCTACCCAGAATGCGCCAGAAGCTCCTTCCAGCCCAACTACAGATAAGAATAATAACAATAACAATAACAATAACAATAATAATAATAATAATAA